TTCATGCCCGGGTAGTAGCTGATGAAGTCGCACCACTTGCGGGCGGTGACCAGTAGTCCGCCCTGAACCTGCTGGAAATAATCGGTCGGGAGTGTTCCGGCTAGAAGGTAGCCCACATGGGTTGAGATCAGCGGGCATTTTATTTCAATCCCCCCGTCGTGGCCCACAAGGCCGTCCGGGCTAGCCCCGTAAATGGACTTCCCTTCCGTGGAACAGAATCCCACGACCTCGATATTCTTCCCCGTCATAAGCTCATAGAAGCTCCTGGCCTCGCCCTCCATTTCCGTTCCCCTGGTCATGGCCGCGTTCTTGTAGGTTTCCTCGGACTTGCCGGTAATGCGCTCTCCTGCAAGCTGGTAGAGGTATTTCGTCCTCTGTTTGGACGCCTTCCCAGAGGAATCAACTATCTTGTCGAAATTACTGGCCGTTGGAATCCCGCACCTGGCCGCGAACCACTCCGGGCTGCCTTGGACACACTCAATTATTTTCATTATTTTTTCGCTCCCTTTTTGTCCCGTGCGCTTTTGATAGCAACATTCGCTTTTTGGAGGTCTGATTTTGGCATATCCTCGATCTTTTCGATCTTCATGTAATCAAGGAATTTTTCCACAGGAGTCCCAAGATCAAGAAGGTGGTCAAGAATGGTGTTAATCTCTTCTTCGCTTATTTTTTCAGTTCCCACTGTCTTCCCATCATCATCCATTTCGTGCGTCGCCAATCCGGTCAAAGCAAGGAGGCTGTAGCGTTCAAGGTAGGTTATGGTCGACCCGATTGACTGAATGGCGTTCTTGGAGCCGGTGTCGTCGGCTGGCGCCGTCAAGGTCGTCTCTTCGCTGTGGCCCTGCTCGTGGGTGATCTTGCAGGTCACGGACACCGATCCATTCTGGGTCACTTTCCATGAAGCAGAAAGCCCGTGGCGGCTCAGGGCTTCGTTGATTTTCCCGGTGACGTTGGCCAGGGAGGAATGGTTATATTTAACCGTTCCCTTCCCAGAGTTATAGGACACCTTTTTGTCCTTTTCGATTGACGGAGGATTGGATTTGAAAGCCGACATGGCGCGATGGTATGCCTTCTTCGCCTCATTGGCCTCCCAACGCTCCTGCAATTCAAGTAGTTTCCCCATCTTTTCCAGATCCGCTCCGTTCGTGATGGCGCGAGTTATCATTTCTACGGGAGTCCCGGGAGTCCCGGGAGTTTCCGGCACAACTGCCAATTCATTTTTCTTCTTCTTCATACCCGCCTCCTCCCTTCAATTTGCTTCAAAATCTCCCTGTACTGCCCGTGAATCTTGTCGCACAACCGATCAACCTTCACTGCGTCCCTTCTCAATTGCTCCGTAAGAATGTCCTGTTTTATGTCATTCTGGATCATCGTTTCACGAACGCGGACAAACTCTAATGTCCTAGATGTCATGTTCACCTTCCGCTTCTTCTCTCGCCCTGACAACTTCTAAAGTCTCAAATCCGTGTTCGCATTTATCGTCGTCGAACTCAACCATGCACCCATCCTCGGTCTTTAACCATTCGGCAGAATATGGCTCGCCGATCATGTCAACATCGCGCTCTGTAATACCTGCTGGATAATAGGGATTGCTCATTTTAGTTATTCTCCCAGATGGCTAATTTTTTCAACTTCTCCGACCGCTTCCAGTCCTTCCACATGTGGCGTATGGCCATAATGCATAGCCCGATAATAACACCGCACGTGAATAGCCCCAGAGTGGAGAATATCTCACCAGCCGAATACGCTTGAACCGGAATGGGCAGACCTTTGGCAAGGGCATAATCCGCCGTCCTCGCCTGCACCTGATCTGCCTCGCAACCGTAGAAAAAGAATGAAAACCAAAGACCAACAGTGGACACTATTAAGGAAAAGCGAACTAATGTCATTTTGCCTCCTTGCAGGTTTCTCCGTTACACGGCACTATTGCCTTAGAATTCCCAGTTGTGCTATCTGTCTGAAAATGAGTCTGGCCATCGCATTGATAATAATAAATGCCGATTGTTACGTAAGGTGCGACTGGTATCATTTTTTCTCCTTTGTCATATTATTAATTTTTGCTTCAAGGATTCGCTCAGGTCGAGGTAGCCGCCAACCTTCTCCGGAAACTTCACACCAGCAGGCAGGGAGGTCAGTCCGTTCAGGTAGAGGTAGCCGCCAACCTTCTCCGGAAACTTCACACCAGCAGGCAGGGAGGTCAGTCCGTTCAGGTAGAGGGAGCCGCCAACCTTCTCCGGAAACTTCACACCAGCAGGCAGGGAGGTCAGTCCGTTCAGGTAGAGGGAGCCGCATTCCTCCGGAAACTTCACATCAGCAGGCAGGGAGGTCAGTCTGTTCAGGTCGAGGTAGCCGCCAACCTTCTCCGGAAACTTCACATCAGCAGGCAGGGAGGTCAGTCCGTTCAGGTAGAGGTAGCCGCATTCCTCCGGAAACTTCACACCAGCAGGCAGGGAGGTCAGTCTGTTCAGGTCGAGGTAGCCGCATTCCTCCGGAAACTTCACACCAGCAGGCAGGGAGGTCAGTCCGTTCAGGTCAGGGAAGTAGAGTCTCAGCATTTCCCCAAAGTTTTTACTGAAATTCTTCAACAGCTTTTTAATTTCCGTAGGGAATTTGTCGAGTTTCGAGAAGTCATTAACCTCAAATTCTTCCCCGGCATTCCCTAACTCGTAGTATCTTCTGCAAAAGCCATGTCCCCAAATGTCCTCGGCGTTGCCGCACTCTTTTATGAGTTGCTTGCCTTTCTCGCTTTTGATTTCAGCGTCCGTTATAATGAAGACATGATTTTCGGATTCGATCCAACTGATAGGGTTACACATTATTTTATCTCCTTTAGCTTTCGCTCCTGCTCTTTCTCGCACTCCGAACAAATGCCGTGGGTCTCTCTCTTGTCCTCTAAAGGGCTTTTTAAGCCAATGTAAACTTTGCACCATCCGCAGACTATGAGCGTTTTAATTCCTCCCCAAAAAAGTGGCCTGCGCTCCGGTTGAAAACTTGGGGTGATCTCCGGTGACGCAGGCCATAAAAAAACCGAAACGCGGTTGCCGCGCTTCGGAACTATTGAATATCTGACCACCCCAAGTGAACATACCATATTATTGATTTTTACATTGCGTTTGTCAATAGGGTTTGTTATATTTTTTTTGAGATGGTAAAATCAGATTTTACAAAGTTCTTCCGCTATTCTTTTGTGAACTTGGGAAGATTTCCAGTAGTACAAATGCGCCCGCGCAGTAGCCCATAAAATACCTAAAAACCCCTTGACGTTCACTTTCTTTATGGCTACAATCGGCGACCACCAGGGGAGTTTTATTTCCACATCATCAACAACGGCGGCAATCGAAGGCGAGGGGTGAACGGTATCTAATCGGGAAGAAACAATATCCAATCCGTTCCAGAAATTCAGGATAGTTGGCACATTGGGCGCGCACCCATAATCCTCAAACGCCGGTGATTTCAAGTCAATGGGGGAACCCATAACACATAATAAGGAAGCTGGGTATTTGGTGTCAAAACAGAATTCCCACGCATTTTGACCGCCCTGGGAGTGGCCTATATGGGCAATTTTGACCATTTTCCCTAGATTCTTTGCCATGTGCAGGAAAATGATCTCGTCCACTTCGGCAAATGTTTTTTCAAGCTGGCCTTTCCCTGCCTTCGTTCTCGCAGAGCAGACAACGTCGGCGGCCATCGTCATCTTTATTTTCCGCGCCTTCTCGAATGGCAATCCTTTTTCACAGGCGTCGAAAACCCGAAGCTCGCGGGGCTGCACGTCCTTGTTCCAGTCCAGGGCGATGAAGGAAAATCGGTCAACATCTGAACCTGGTAGGTTCTTCTGTATGCCTTCGATCAAAATATTGGCATAGCCGGACACGGAAGCAGTGTTTTCCACACCGTGCCATATCAAGACCAAAACTTCCGGTTTCATTTTCTTATACCTTCGTTCGCTCCATCAACTTCTATCTGACCGTAAGCCTCTATCTGACGGCGCAGATAGTCATTTTCCCTTTCCAATCTCTGAACCCTGGTATCGGCCTTATGCTCAACGATGGTCTTTTTAACGCACCCGCACATCATCCCCATGGCCACCAACCCGAACACATAATACGCGAACCGTCTTTCCCATTTTTCCATGTCAGTCCTCCTTCTTTGATACTAATTGAAAACCAATTTATGTCAAATTAGTAGGTACTTATACTGAAACTACCGTATACTATGGTATAAATCTCTATGCTTCCTTCTCATAGTCAATATTCTCATGAACGAAAACCCTGGCAGGATTTCCGTCTTTATCTACTCCGATATCCAAAACCTTCGGTTCGCACCAACAGTCGCCGCCTTTCTCCGTTTCATGTGCGATCCCCTCTACCTTCTGGTAAACATGGACGAAACTCATTTCCATTCCTCTATGACCAGCTTAAACTCGTCGATCTTTGCTAATAGTATTGTATTTTTCATTGTTCAACGCTACAATATTCTTGTAAATGACATTAAACCAAACTCCATAGTTTCTCAAGACCTTCTTCCATTAAAATCTTTTTACCTTCTCGTATGTTTAGAATCTTACCTCGCATTTGAAAATGAGGGTTATCTGGAAATTTCGACCATTGCCCACCCCATTCTAATCCGAAAATCTCTCCAACCGTCCCTAGTCCATCCCATTTATCCTGTTTGACGTTCCATGTCCAATCCCCTTTAGAATCCTTAAAAACGATGTCTCCGGCAAGTCCCAAGCAATGCCAACTCTCGTATGCCTTTGCGTTAGTAATTACGTTCCCTAACGGCTTGTCTTTTGACTGCCCATCAGGGTTTATTACCGTTCTACCTAAAGAATATAGTTTATCTTGATCTTCACCTGTTCTAAGCCCCGAATGAATCCCTACCGTAAGACCCCTAGCTTTTGCCTCTGTTATGGTTGCGTTCAGAGCGTCTATGACCTTCGGGTGTATGGCTGTTACAAGGTTCATCTCAAAACCATCAATATCGAAAGGCGACCAATATCCGCGCACGACCCATAATCAGTTCTTGCTCTTTACCAGATCATCCAATTTCGAGCTAATTGATTTCAACCAGTCAATAACCTCGACGTACCTTTCATCGTGATTCCGGTTCTTCTCCGTCTGTACGGCTTGGAACGTGGCTAACTCGACTACCGTGGATTTCATTTCCTTGACCTCCCTTTTCACGTCGTCAATTTCCGAGACTTTATAGCGTATGTAGGCATAAGCCCCGCCTATTGTAAAGGTTGACGTTAATATCGTAAAAAGATGTTTGGTCAAAAAATCTGTCATCTGTTCTCTTACGGCAAGCTCTGATACTCCGACTGATTATGTATAAGTTAGACTAGCTCTATTATCCCAAATGGAAGGCCATGAAGCTGTTTTTATACTACTCACATTTTTTTTGGCGTCATAAGTGAATTTTTCAATATACCATGCGCTTGCCGAGGTCACTGTTCCGCTTTCAGCATAACCTATATACTCAATATTATTATAGGCATTGTAAGAAAAAAGCGAGAACAACTTAGGCGCATATCTCGGTATTTCTCTATAAAGCGGCAACATTAAAATTCCACCTGGTCGTCATGGTAAGCTCTGATATTCCGATTTTAAGACATTGATATTTTTACGGATCGTCGTCGTTTCCACACTCACATCAAAACCGTCCTGATCGTATGACTGCATAGCCTCATCCATCTGTTGTCTCAACTTCCGCACTTCCCGCTCGATCTGTGCCTTTCTTTTTTTCACTGTCTGAGCGTCTATTGTTGCCTGGGCTTTTAATCCGATCGAATTGTCAGACGCTCTGAATCTTAAATTTTCCGTCGGATTTTTGAGAATAGGATCGTCTTCTTTAACGCTGACTGTTTTTAGATTGGGATGGGCAGATAGGTACTCATCCTGATCTTGCGTACCCCAGCAGGCGACATTCAGAGTCGTAGTGTCATAGTACACTACCATAGCACAAATACGGCAGCATATACCGAACAACAAGGACAAAGACAGTGTAATTATTTTATTCATTTTCGTTATACCCCTTTATGAAAAAATCAAAATTATTTGAATAGTTATCCGTGTTAGTTCTGTATCGTATGCCTTTATTGATCCCCTGTGGCACAGTTACATCAAATATGTGTTCATAAGAACCTGCCGCAAGTCCGCCGATCAGATTTACCGCGCTATCCTCGCCGAAATTCGCTCCGCCAGCCATGATATCCCTTGAAGCTATGGTAATCCAGATTCTCGCTTGAGTGAGATTGGTATTTACACCCGTACCAGAAAGGCTATACGCCCCAGGGCTGACATAATTAGAAAAATTGGCAGTAACGTATACGGTTCCTGGATCGACGTCATTAAACGGATTAGCCGCCGTCCAAAACGCAACGTAATCCCCGCGCTTAATGATTGGAATTATATTGGAAGACGCATCGTTGTACCCATAACCAATCGCTCTTGATTTTGTAAACCCCGCCGGCATAGTCGGGTTAATAACATTGCCGCTGTCCGCTATTGCGGAAAACAACGTGCAGGCATCGTTTGAAATTAAAAACAATCGATGCCAGGTAGAAGCCGGGTCTGAAAGCACGTTACCACCGGAACCGGATAAGTTCATGGAAATGGACGTGCTTAAACTTTGCCTGTAACAACCTCCAATGTCAATTTTATCTGCTGTTATGATAAATTGGTTTGTATTGGCTCCATTGGTTGTGATGATAAGATTTGAGACAACAGAGCTTGTGCTAGCTCCTCCGGCTATCGTTTGATTCGTTACACTTGTAAGCCGCCCCTGAGCGTCAACCACAATTTGAGGGGATAAAGTTGTTGAACCGTAAGTGCCAGCTGTTACCCCAGTACCGGTAAGCGAAGATATATTTACTAACCCACTGCCTCCTC